TTCCATTTTAATTGATTTTGATAAAAAGAATAAATGAGTTTTTATACAAATGTACACCGCCTAGGAAATAATATTCTATTCCGTGGCATCTCTAACGATGGCCAAAGATTTAAAGATCGTGTAGAGTATCAACCTACACTCTATATTCCTACCAAAGAAAAAACTAAATTTCGGACTCTTGAAGGAAAACCAGTTGGGGAAATTCAACCTGGCAACATGAAAGAGTGTAGGGAATTTATTGCCAAATATAAAGAGGTGGATAACTTCAATATTTACGGCAATGATAAGTTTGAGTTTTCTTTTATTGCAGAACATTTTCCAGAAGAACATATTGATTATGATTTCTCACAGATTCGTATTGCATATCTTGATATTGAAGTGGCCTCAGAAAATGGATTTCCAGATATTGATAATGCAACCGAAGAGGTTACAGCTATCACAGTCAAAATAGATCGTAAGTGTTATGTTTTTGGTAGAGGTGAATTTGTTCATGATAGGGAGAATGTTTTCTATTTTCGGGTTGATAGTGAACGAGCATTACTTCAAAAGTTCTTTGAAATGTGGGATAAAGAAACACCAGATATTGTTACAGGGTGGAATATAGAAACATTTGATATTCCATATTTGGTTAATCGTGCAAAACGGCTCTTTGATGAAAAGAAAAATCCATACCGATTACTTTCGCCTTGGAAAAAGATTTATGAATATACAATGTTTGGAATGGGTGGAAAAGAACTTCAAGCCTATGAAATAATAGGGGTAGAAACTCTTGATTATTTACAAATGTATCGTAAATTTACTTATACTAATCAAGAGTCATATCGACTTGACCATATTGCATTTGTGGAATTGGGAGAACGTAAACTTGATTATTCTGAACAGGGTTCTCTTCATCTTCTTTATAAAAACGATTATCAGAAGTTCATAGAATACAATATCAAAGATGTAGAATTAGTTGAAGAATTAGAAAGTAAATTAAAATTACTTGAAATGATAGTTGCACTTGCATATCTTTGCAAAGTGAATTATGGAAATACATTCGGCCAAGTTCGGATGTGGGATACCTTAATTTTTAATAATCTTCTCAGGAAGAAAATTGTTATTCCACCAAAGAAACATTCTAGTAAATCTACTCAGTTTGAAGGTGCGTATGTGAAAGAACCTATTCTTGGGGCACACAATTGGGTAGTGAATTTTGATTTGAACTCTCTGTATCCTCATTTGATAATGCAATATAATTTGAGTCCTGAGACATTGATTACAGATGAATTGCCTAAGGAATTACAAAAGATTAAAGATGACCGGCCGGGTGTGAGTGGATTGCTTGATCAATCTCAATCATTGGATGGTTTAGAAAAATATAATCTTACTTATACTCCAAACAATGAATTTTATCGAAAGGATGTACAGGGATTTCTACCAGAGATGATGCAACAGATTTATAATGATCGTGTAAAGTATAAGAAAAAGATGATTGCAACCAAGAAAAAGTTGCAGAAGGAAAAGGATGGAGATAAGAGAGTAGAATTATATAAATTGATTTCTAAGTATCATAATATGCAGAACAATCTAAAGACTACACTCAACTCTGCTTTTGGTGCAATGGGGAACGAACATTTCCGTTATTTTGATCAACGAATTGCAGAGGCTGTTACAACATCTGGACAACTTTCAATTAAATGGATCGAAAAAGAAATCAATCGATATTTGAACGAAGTACTTAAACCAGAAGAAGAAAAAGATTATGTTGTGGCGGTTGATACAGATTCGGTTTATATTTGTATGGATGATTTGGTAAAAACAGTTTATGGAGATACAATTGATGATAAAAATAAAGTAGTTGATTTTTTAGATAAAGTTTGTTCTGAACAAATGGAAAAAATCATAGATAAATCTTATCAGAAACTTGCTGAATATGTAAATGCATATGATCAAAAGATGGTAATGAAACGTGAAAATATTGCAGACCGAGCACTTTGGACTGCAAAGAAACGTTACATTATGAATGTGTATGATGCAGAAGGTGTTCGATATGAAAACCCACAACTCAAAGTTATGGGAATTGAATCAGTTCGATCTTCTACCCCTGCAGCGTGCAAAGAAAAAATGAAGGGGATTTTTAATATTATCATGAATGGTACAGAAGAAGATGCGATAAATTATATTGATAAGTTCAGAGAAGAGTTTCGGACATTAAAAGCAGAAGATATATTTTTTCCTCGCTCTGTTCGGGGAATAAAGAAGTATCACGATGCAGCCCAATTGTATATTAAAGGTTCGCCAATTCATGTAAAGGGTGCATTGATTTATAATAAACTGTTGAAGGATAAGAATTTACTTAACTCTTATCCTACTATAAAAGATGGAGAGAAAATTAAGTTTGCATATCTCAAGAAACCAAATCCTGTTGGAGATACAGTAATTGCAATTCTTAATAAACTACCTGAAGAGTTTGGTTTGAAGGAATACATTGATTATGATTTACAATTTCAAAAATCATTCATCGAGCCCATGTCTTCAGTAATGGGTGCAGTTGGATGGCAAACAGAACATATATCAACACTTGAAGATTTTTTCGGATGAGAACGGATGTTTTTTGGTCTTTTAACACTATTGGTTGCACTTGCAATTTCAACGGTGGCCGCATATTACTCAATAGTCGGATTAATGGCAATATTTGCAGGCGCCAAACTTGCAATTGCTATTATGGGGGTAGTCCTTGAAATAGGAAAACTGGTTGTTGCATCGTGGACATTTCAGAACTGGAAAACAAGTCCTGTATCGATTCGATCTTATTTTATAGTATCGGTAGTTGTTTTAATGTTCATTACATCAATGGGTATTTTTGGTTTTTTAGCACGAGCACACATCGAGCAATCAAGTCCTACAACTTTACTGGAAGAACGAATTGAAAGAGTTGACCTCAAGATAGGACAACGACAAACTCAAATAAACAGATATCAAGGAAGATTAGATACTCTAGACCAAGCACTTCAAAGGTACATCGAACTTGGTGCAATCAGTAAAGGACTGAGAAAAATAGGAGAAATGGATAATGAAACATCGCTTCTAAAAACAAGGATAGAAGGATTGGAAAATGAAATAGATGGTCTGGCAGATAATAAGTATGAATTGAAAAACCAATTGAACCTTGCAATGGTAGAGGTCGGGCCGATTCGTTATGTTGCAAGTATGATTTATGATGAAGTAAATGAAACACAACTTGAAGAGGCTGTGCGTTGGATTATTATTCTTCTTATTTTTGTGTTTGATCCCCTTGCAGTTATGTTAGTGATTGCTGCAAATATTTCATTGAGAGATTATCGAAAAGAAAGAAAAATGGCTACCAGAACGGTTACAGTTATGCCAGACTTATCAGACAAAGAAGTGATAGATAAGGAAAATGTTGCCGAATATTCAGATGATGATGGAAACGATTTTAAGATTTTAACTTGGGATATGTTTAAATTATTGAAAGGAAAAAAATGACAGAAGATGAAGAAAAAGGACAAAAACCACAAAGTACAACAGACCCTAGCGCAGATTTATTCCAAAGAGGATTTCATGTGTTTATGGGGGATGTATCAATGGAATCAATGAATCCGATAATTAATTGGATTATTGCAGCCAATTTTGCTAAAGAAAAACAACACAAAGAGTTGACTTTGGGGATCTGTTCTCCTGGCGGTGATTTGAATGCTTGTTTTGCATTACTTGATGTAATGATGGGATCAAGTATTCCGATACGTACAGTTGGTATGGGAATGATTGCATCGTGTGGATTGTTAATGTTTATTTCTGGTGCAAAGGGAAAAAGAGTACTTACACCAAATACATCAATTTTATCTCATCAATATTCTTGGGGCAGTTGGGGAAAAGAACATGAATTGTTTGCTCGAGTCAAAGAGTTTGATTTGACTACAATACGGTTAATGAATCATTACAAAAAATGTACAGGATTAAAGGATGTTGAAATTCGTGAAAAACTTATGCCTGCACATGATGTGTGGTTGGATGCAAAAGAAGCCAAGAAATTGGGTCTTTGTGATAAAGTACAAGATATGAAAATGAAATGAAAATTATAGATAATTTTTTAGAGAAAAAACAATTTAAAA